GAAGCAGGCCACCAAGGGCGCCACCGCGGCGAAGAAGGAACACGCCGCTGCGGTGAAGCAAGACCTCGAGCTGCTGGACGCCTACATGGAAGGCGTGAAGCACATGCGCGACAACATCAAGGAGGAGGAGGAACAGACGCGCAAGCAAGCCGAGGCCCTGGCCAAGCTGCGCGAGGCTTACGAGCGCGTGCTGGATCAGGCCGACCCGCTGGGCGCCAAGCTGCGCGACATCGCCAAGGACGAGGCCGACGTGGAAAAGGCCTACGCCCGCGGCGCGATCACGGCCGAGGAGTACGCCAAGGCGCTGGAGCTGCTGAACAAGGAGCGCGAGAAAATCCTGCAGACCGGCAGCAGCTTCAACGCCGCCGTGGGCAAGGTGCTGGGCCTGGACAGCGCGGGCGCGCAGCAATTCATCGAAGGCTTCACGTCGGAGCTGTCGGACGGCATCGCGCGCGCGCTGAAAACCGGCTTCAAGGACTTCGGCAAGGAGTTCGAGGGCATCCTGGACAACCTCGCGCAGAACATTTCGCGCAACGTGGTGCAGAACAAGATCGTGAAGCCTGTCACCGACTACGCGCAGGGCGGCAGTTTCGACGGGCAGAGTTTCGGCCAGGGCGTGGCCTACGTGGGCGGCACCATGCTTGGCACGGCCGCAGGCGGCGGTGGCAACCGCGCTGCCACCGGCGCGCAGCTTGGCGCAGCAATTGGCACGGCCATTTTCCCGGTCATCGGCACCATCATCGGCGCCATCCTTGGTGGCCTGATCGGCGGCGCATTCGAGAAAAAGCCGCGCATTTTCGTGCGCACCGGAAGCGGCAACCGCGGCGACGAGGAGAATAGCGGCATCGGCGTGTTCGGCAAGGTGGGCGTCACCACGATGGGCGGCGCGGGCGCCGCCATGGACATCGTGCAGGCCATCTTGAAGCTGGACAAGACGATGGCCTCCCTGCTGAATCCGGAGGAGATTGCCAAGGTCCGCGATGCGCTGAACGGCCAGAAGGACAACTACAACAAGGGCGCCGCCACGCCCGAGCAGGTGCTGAGCGATCGCCTGAACGAGATCATCGCCGCGGTCGAACCCTCGTGGTCGAAGTTCCTCGGCCAGTTCGCCGACGTGCAGGAACGCGCCGAACAGTTCACCGCGCTGCGCGAGTTGAAGAAGCAGCTCGACGACCTCGACACCACGATCAGCAACCTGGGCGGCGACAGCCTCACGCAGCTGCGCAACGCGCTCAAGGGGCTGGACGACGGCGTGACGCAGGCGCGCACTGCGCTTGACGCAGCCTTCGCATCGATGGACCCCAAGCAAGTCCTGCAGGCCGAACAGGCGCTGCAGCAGGCCGTGCTGAATCGGTACCAGACCGAAATCACCATGGTGCGCAACCTGCAGGACGCCTTGGAGTCGCTTGACTCTCAGGCCTACCAGCTTAACGTCACCATCGCTCAGCGCATCGCCGGGCTGACAGGCGACAGCACCGCCGTGGTGGGCCTGCAGTTTGATCGCATCGGTGCACTGCAGGGCCAGGTGCTGAACACCAGCGATGCCGAACGCGGCCTGCAGTTGATCAACGAACTGATAGCAGCCACCGATCAATGGCTGAGCAGCGCGCGCGCGCAGATAGACGCGAACCTGCAGGCGCAGTTGGCTGCGCTAGATACCGAACGCAATGCCATTCTCGCCGGCGCGCAGCAGCGCGCGCAGTGGGCGGCAGCCCAGCAACAGGCCGCTGCCGCCGCGGCGCAGGAAGCGCACCAGGCAGCGATAAAGGCCCTTGAGCAGCAACTGAAACTGGCGCAGGATTGGGTCGGCGTGCTCAAGTCTGCGCAGGACTTGATCCACGCCTTGACGACGGGGGCATCAAACCCGCTGGACGCGCAAGGGCGCCTTGACGCGCTGAATGCGCAGATCGGCGCGGCGCAGTCGAGTTTCGGCGCGGGGTCAACGGCTGCCGATGCCGATGCCCTGCTGCAACTGCTCAATGAGCGCCTGCAGCTCATACAGCAGACCGGGCTGATGCAGCGCCCGGGCGACGACTACCAGAGCCTTTACAACGCCACGCTGCAGCAGATCGCGCAGATTCAAGGCGTCGCGCAGCCCAAGGCTGATCAGGCCGTGCTGCTGCAACAGCAACTGGATGCGCTCAATGCGGCGGGGGCTGCGATCAGTTACGGGACCGGCGTGTCGGTGCAGCTCTCCGGCGAAGAACAGGCGCGCCTATCGGCAATTGAGGAAGAAGAAAAAAAGCTGCGCGATGAGGCGAAGAAAAAGCTCGATGACCTGAACAAGGAAGCGCTGAGCTATTACACCTGGGCGCAAGGCAAGGCGCAGGAACTGGAGCAACAGCGACATGATGAGTTGCTGGCACAGCTGCAGGAACTGACTGGCGGCCTCCCGGTGGATGAATACATTGCGCAGAAACAGGCGCAAGCCACCGAACTGCTGACCGACATCCGCGACGATATTCGCCAGTTTCTGGATTCCATTGGCGCAGGCGCCGGATCGCCAGCGGCCACAGCGCCAGTGTCCGGATCTACGGGGGGAAGCGCCAGCACACAAGGCAGCGTGGTCGGGCTGCAGGCAACGGTCAACGTCACCGTGAATGGCACCGGAGACCCTGCGGCCATTGGCGAAGCCGTCGGCGAACATTTCCGCCGCAACCTGCCTCAATATGCCAGCCAACTGAAACGCGAGCTGCGAACTGCCTGACATGCCAAACATCACCGCCGCCAGCTACAGCGCATTCGCCCGCTTCCAGGTTGGCGTCACGACCTATTACCTCGGCACGACTACCGCGCTGCGCGGCGGCAACTGGTACACAGGCCCAGGCGTTGGGTCCAGCGGCCTGCGCAGCTTTCCCGTGCTCGACAGCGCGTTTGCCGATGATGGCATGGTGCAGGCCCGCAGCATCACGCTCGACATCGCAGACAATGCCGGCACGTTCCGCACGCTGTTTCAGGCCAATGCGCTGGACGGCGTGAGCGTGACGGTTGACCTGGTGACCACGCTTTCTTACGACGACGGGACAAGCGGCGAAGTGGCCACAACGCAAGTTCTCACCGTGCGCGGCAAGCGATTGACGCGCGGCGGCGTGGCCCTGCAGCTGGTTGACCTGGAGGACGAACGCCTTGGAGCCCTGTACCCGCCCAACAGCGTCACCACCACAGACTGGCCTGAGCTATCGACCGACGATAGCGGGCGGCCGCTGTGCGAGCCCGTGGGGACTGCGCTCAAGCTGCCGTGCACGCTGGTGCGCAGCGACAGCGGCGCCAGCGCCTGGTGGTACACCGTATGCGCTGGCACGCCCAAGCTCTACCCCATCACCGCCCTGCTGAGTGGAGCCAAGAAGATCTCCGTAAGCGCCGACCTCACGGGCCTGGTGGAAGTCGGGCAGGTGGTGTACGTTACGGGAAACAGCGGCGCGGATGGCCGCTACACCGTGGCGGCGGTCAGCTACGGAGCCGTCACGGTCCTGACCGTGACAGAGACGCTGCCGGCGGGATCCGGCGGCAGCGTGCGCGTCATGCCGCACGTGCTGGCTGTGTACCGTGCCGGGCGCCTGGTGCCCTCCACGGAATACACCGTGCACCAGCTCACCAGCGTGCCGCAGATCGTCAACGGCGACTTTTCCGCCGGTCTCACCGGCAACTGGCAGCCGTACTACTACTCCACCGGCACGGGATACACCACCACCAACCCGGGGCTTGGGTCATCTATCACGGTAGTCAGTGGTGCGGCGCAGGTTGTAAGCGTAAGCAGTTCCAACTTCGCATTTCTGCGGTACACAGCAGCCAGCGGGGGAATTAAGGCCGCTTACTATGCCTTGACTATGACAGTATCGCCTGGCGCCGATGCGGAGGTGACGCCTGGAACGCTGCCGCCGACGGTTGTTTTTCCGGCTGGGAAGCGCACCACGCAGATCATCGCGGCGCCCAGCACCGGAGCGCTCCCTACGATGGACATCTACGTGCGCAACAACACGGGCACCACGACCGTGGACGATGTGCGCATCGTGCCGCTCGACATGGTGCTGCTGCAGTTTGCAAAGGAGCAACGCGATTTCAACGGGGCGCTCTACACCATAGAGGCTGACGTTCGCGGGATTGAAAGCCGCAACGCCGCGGATGAGATTTCCCGCCTGCTGACCGCCGCAGGATGCACGCCGGATGCGCCCAGCTTTTCCGCGGCGCAATCTGTCGCCAGCGCCGCCAGCATGCTGGTTGACTGCGACTATGGCCGCGATGGGCAACGGCGTTACCGCGCGATTCTGGAGGACTTGCTTTTCATCGCGCGCGGCACCCTGGATCGCACCAGCGCAGGCGCATATCGACTGGTGCAAGACACCACGGCCAGCGCCGGCGCGACGTGGGACGAGTCTGCCGGCGACCGTATCGAAGTGACGTCTATCGACTACAAGCCGCGCCCCAGCAGCGTGGCCATCAAGTACAGGCCAGGCAGTAAAGACCCAGCCCAGCTGCAGCACACCATCACGCGCACGGTGACCGGCGGTGCCGGCGCGCCGGATTCTCCGCGCGAGGTGCGCTATCTGCGCGACCACGTGGCCGCAGACAGGCTGCTGTGCTACCTCGCCCTGCGCGCGCAATACAACGGCGAACTGGCAGCCACCATCTATCGCACGCAGCAGAGCCTTGGCCAGCGTGTGGCGGTGGTGTCGCCGAGCATCTTCGACGGCACCTTTGATGGCATGGCTTGGGAGGTGCAGCGCGTACCCAACGGCAACGCCGTTACGCTGCGAGAGTACAACAGCGCGGTGTATACATATACGCCAGGAGAATCGCCGCGCGACGCTGCAACCGCCTACCAGCCCGACTACAGCAACACGCCGCCGCTGGCGCCGAGCGCGCTCAAGATCACCGCGGGAAGCACTGCCGTTGCCAACGACGGCACCGTGTCTGCACGAATCACCGTGGAATGCGTGCCGCCAGCGGTGAACTGGAACGAGATCTGGTTTGCCGTAATCCACAACACCACGGCGGAACAAATCATCGCGCGCGGCGACAGCATCGGCGGCGGCAAGTATGGCACCACGATCCCAGGCCTGCGCCCTGGCGAGGTGTACCAGCTCAAGGCCTACGCGAAGAATGCGTTTTCGCTGCAGGGGACTTTCCAGGCTACTTTCGACGCGACGGCAATCGGCGGTGGTTCCACAGCCACCACGTTCACAGCGCCAGGACTTGCTGCGCTGCCCGGCACTGTGAGTGCGATAAGCGCCGTGCAGGACATGGGGCGGATCGTCACCGCATCATGGACGGCTGTTTCAGCCAGCAACTTGTGGGGCTATGTGCTGGAACGCAGCGTCAACGGCGGCGCCTATGCCGAAGTGTGGCGAGGACAAGGCACCAGCTACCGAGACACGTCGGTTTCCATCGGCTTGAGCTACGCCTACCGGGTGAAGGCGCGCGACACCTACGGAAACGTCAGCGCGGCTTACGCCACCAGCTCGGCCGTGACGCTGGCCGGAAACGTGGTCGGTGGCGTGAGCGGGAATGACATCGCCGGCACTACCGTGGCGACGGCCAACCGCACGACTACCACCACGATCAGCGCATCGTTCACGGATTCAGGCTCCATCGGTGAACAGGACATCACCATAGCGCACTCTCTCGGCAAAAACCCGACGTGCGCGCCTTACTCAACCTCCGTCTTTCCGGTGTACGTTAGGTCAATTTCTAGCACCCAAGTGGTAGCAGGACATTTTCGCGTCCCGACAGCGATAAATAACTTTTCCGGCACCTCCGGAAACAACAGCGTGGCAGGAGACCCGCACGTGCATGACATCACGCACGGCCACACCATGGCCACCGGTCTATCCAGCAGTCAGATTGTCTACGTGGACATCTGGTAATGGCGACGCGCGTTGTTATTTTTGACGCTATGGGGCGCGCTCGATTCGGCTGCGACAGTGGTCACGGCGATGACCACGCCGCGGCCTGGATTGACGACAGCCTGGCGCTGCTGGCAGAGCAGGGGATCACCGGCTGCACCGTGGTGGAGTTCGACCCGGTGGAAGGAGGCGATGCCGCGCGCGACATCATCCGATCGCTGCACATGCTGCAGCTGGAAACCCGCGTGCGCCCCGATGGACTGCGCGAGGTGGTGGGCCTGCACCGGGGCGAACCCGGCGCGCGCGGCAAGCTGCAGCGCGCGGCGCACACCGTGCGCGTGCTGGTGGCGCCGCCGCACCTGCACGCACCCGCGGCCACCCTCCGCGGCAAGCCTGGCGCGCTGGCCGAACGCGCGCGCCGCTGGCGCGAGCGGACGCACCCACACCATGCGCGCATAGCGCGCCGCACAGGAGGCTGATCATGCCCGCTCTGCTGTACTACAGCCGCATCGCGGCCAGCGGCTACAGCGCCACCACGTCCGCCAGCGGTTACTCGGCATCCAACGCCGACCTGTACGCGATCGCGCGCCCATGGCGCAGCACCAGTACGGCGGCCAATGATCTGCAGGCAAACTTCACGCTGCAGACGTTGCGCGGCGTGATGGTGCAGGACACCAATATCGCCTCGCCTTCCGTCTATTCAATCGCCAGCGGCGGTGGATCTGTGCTGCTGTCAAGCCCTGGCACGCCGCCGCAGGAGCCCAACGGGCGCCGCAAGATTCTGGTGGCGGCAAACGTGATGGCGCAGGGATGCAAGATCAGCGCGGCAAGCGCCACGCCAACCGACGGCGCCAGCTACCACAGCGTAGGGGCGCTTTACGCATGGGGCGCCGTGATGTCGCTGCCCTGCGACCCGCTGCTGGGGTCCAGCGTTCGCCGCGTTCGGCCGCGCGTGCAGGCCGACCTGGAAAATGGGCAGCGGGCAGACGCAAAGACAGGCCCGGCGTTTGCCGACCGCATCCTGCTGCGCTTCCGCGTGCAGGCTGGGCAGGACTTGGAGGCGATCGAACGCCTGGCCGATGCGGGTGTGTGTGGGCTTGACCTCGGCATCGCCAACCGACGCGATCTGGCATGGCCCGTCGTGTGCACGGCCAGCAGCATCGAACGCGCGATGAGTCGCGCCAATCAGGACGATGTGGAGCTGGAGTTTATGGAGGTCGTGGCCTAGCGCCGCGCGCCGGACGACGCGGCGCGCCGCCGCAGCGTACACCGCGCGTATTCCCCGCCCGGATGCGCGCCATGCCCCGCCTCGCCCTGCTGCTGATCCTCGCCACCCTCACCCTGCTGGCCGGCTGCGGCGGTGCCGCGGTGCGCAACCGGGACGCCTGGCAGCAGTATGCCGAGATCACCGTGCGCCGCGACGAGGCCAAAGCGCAGCAGCAGCGCGACAGCGTGGCCGCGCTCGCCGGTGCCAGTGCAGCGTGCAAGGGCGACGCCCGGTGCGTCGAACATGTGACCGCGGTCGCCGCGCTCGCGCTGGTGGGCATCGGGCAGGGCGGGGCAGGGCAGGCGCCCATCGCGCCGCCGCCGCGTGAGCCCAGCGGCGTCGAAAAATTCGCCGCGGTGGCCGGCGCGCTCGCGCCCATCGTCGGCACGGCCGTGACCGGCGCAGTGCAGTGGCACCAGGCCGACGCGAGCCGCGACGTGAGCCTCGCGCAGTACGGATTCCTCGCCGGCACCGTGCACGACGTAGCCGGAGCGGCATCCGCGATGCAGCCGAGCGTGTCCGTGGGCGGCGACTACGTGAGCGGCAACGGCAACAGCGTGGTGCGCGGCCACGTGGGCGATGCCATCGGCGGCAGCGTGGTGGGCGGCGACCAAATCGGCCGCGACCGCACGGACAACAGCGGCGTGATCCATACCGGGGACGGTGACAGGTACACCTCGCCCGGGCCCTACACAGGACCGATCTGCAGCGGTGACACATGCCAGCCGACCGGCGCGGACAGCGGCTCGGGTGGCTGAGCGTGACGGCCGAGGACTTGCGCGGCTGGCTGATCTTCGCCGTGTCCGCCGCGACTCTCGCCTTCGGAGCCTGGCGCTGGCTGGCCGCGCAGTTTGACGCCGTGCGACGTGACGTGCACGGCATGCTCGAATCCAAGGTGGCAGATCGCAACGCCAAGATCGAGGCCGTGCGCGCAGAGGCGCTGAGCCAGATCAGCCGGTGCAGCGCAGAGGCGGCCAAGGCCTGCAACGAAACCGCGCAGATTCGGCTCGAAATGGTGCGCGACTACGCGACGCGCCGCGATCTCGAGGCCGCGCTGGAAAAGGCCATGCTGCCGATGCAGCAGCAGCTGCTGCGGATCGAGACGTGGATGGAACGACTGCTGCCGCCGACGAATGGGAGGATCGGACCGTGACCGTCGAGGAGTGGGTTGCCAGCCTGTGCGCCGCATTGGTCGTCGCTGGACTTGCCGCGCTGGCCCTGAGCGCCATGTCGGGCAGCAAGCCCAAGCAGGACGACAGCGAGTGGTGGATCTGATGGCCCGGCATATTGACGCCTACGCACTGGACTGCATCAAGCGCTGGGAGGGCCTGCGCCTTGCCGCATACCAGGACGTGGCCGGCGTGTGGACCATCGGCTACGGCCACACCGGCAGCGTGTCCGCAGGCATGACCGTGACGGAGGCCGAGGCCGAGACGCTACTGCGCACCGACCTGTCGCCGTGTGAGGCGACGGTGGAGCGCGCGGTGACCGTGCCCCTGAGCGATGGGCAGTTCGGCGCGCTGGTGAGCTTCGTTTTCAACGTGGGGGCCGGCGCCTTCCTCGGGTCGAATCTGCTGCGCCGCCTGAATGCCGGCGACTATGCCGGCGTGCCCGGCGAGCTGGCGCGTTGGAACAAGGCCCGCGACCCGCGCACGGGGCAACTGGTGCCGGTGCCTGGCCTGACCAATCGGCGGGCCGCGGAAGCCGGCCTGTGGGCGCGCGGCGACTACGTGCACGGGAACACCGCTGCGGTCGAGGCGCCGCTTGATCCCGCGCCGATCTACCGCACGCCTCAGGGGATCGGTGCAGGAGCCACCGGCATCGGCGCTGCGGGCGTCGTGATGCAGACCACCGCGCAGAGCCTGCAGGTGACGGGCGCCGGATCCACGGCGATCACGGTCCTCGTCGTGCTGCTGATCGTTGTAGGCATGGGCCTGACCGTCTACGGCCTGCTGCGGCAGGCCAAGGTGGCGCAGCCGTGACCCTCTGCGATGGTAAAGACCTCGCGGTATGCGACCGCTGCCGGCACTACGCCGAGCGATCCGAAAACGCCCGCGCAGCGGACCTCACGAAGGTGCGCATGAAACCGATGATCCGAAACGAGCAATGCGTGGACGCGGCTCTTGTGCCGAGTGGTGTCAGCGAGGCGGACCTGGAGGACAGGCTTTGAACGGCCCATTCGTTGCGTTCGTTGCCGGATTGGCCGCCGGGGTCCTTTTTTGTATTGCCCTGCATGTGCTTTTCGACTTCCTATTGGCCTGCGCTCTCGCCCACTACAGGGCGAAGCGCCGCCGGATGAGCTGACGTGAGCGTCTACACCCTGCACCACGGTGACTGCCTGGACGTGCTGCGCGCGATGCCAGACGCCAGCGTGCATGCCATCGTGACCGATCCGCCCTACGGGCTGTCGTTCATGGGCGAGCGCTGGGACTACGACGTGCCCAGCGTAGACGTGTGGGCCGAGTGCCTGCGCGTGCTGAAACCCGGCGGCCACCTGCTGGCCTTCGCCGGCACGCGCACGCAGCACCGCATAGCGGTGCGCATCGAAGATGCCGGGTTTGAGATTCGGGACATGATCGCGTGGGTGTACGGGTCGGGGTTCCCGAAGTCGCTGGATGTGTCGAAGGCCATCGACAAGGCGGCGGGCGCTGAGCGGGAGGTCGTGGGTCGGCACATTCAGTCAGCACAGACGCGGACGAGCGGGTACGCCGGGGAGGGCAAGCCGATGATGGCGTGGCAGCACGACATCACCGCCCCCGCCACCGACGCTGCCCGCCAATGGCAAGGCTGGGGCACCGCCTTGAAGCCGGCCTTGGAGCCGATCACCGTGGCGCGCAAGCCGCTGGTGGGCACTGTGGCAGCGAACGTGCTGGCGCATGGCACGGGGGCGCTGAATATCGACGGGTGCCGCGTGGGCATCGCAACCGCCGAGCGTCAAACAATCGACACCCGCAGCGGCGCAGGATTCGGAACAGGGAACACCGTAGGCGGCAGCACAGGACGAGAATCCGGGTTGTTCAAGTCTCACGACGGGGGGCGCTGGCCAGCCAACGTGATCCACGACGGCAGCGAGGAAGTGCTGGCGGTGTTCCCGCAGACGAAAAGCGGCGCATTGAATCAGGCAAATGTGACGGCTGGAAATCGCATCTACGGCACGCACGCCGGCTATGAGAACCCGAAGCAGTACGGGCCGGATTCCGGCAGCGCCGCCCGCTTCTTCTACTGCGCCAAGGCCAACAAGTCCGACCGCGGGGCCGACAACGTGCACCCTACCGTCAAGCCCACCGACCTGATGCGCTACCTGTGCCGGCTGGTGACGCCTCCCGGTGGCACGGTGCTGGATCCTTTCACGGGGTCGGGAAGCACCGGGAAAGCCGCCATCCTGGAAGGCTTCGGCTTCGTCGGCATCGAGCGCGAGGCCGATTACATCGCCATCGCCGAGGCGCGGATTCGCGCGGTGTGCACGATGTACGACGAGGGCCGCGCCGCATGATCCCCCGCGACTTCCTTGCCACCGTACCGCCAGGCGCGGATGCCACCGCCTACGGCGCGGCGATCCACCGCTACGTGCCCACGCCGGACTGGCCCGAGGCACTGGCGCGTGTTCCTGACGACAAGCGCGCCGGCGCGGAGGAGTACCTGCGCGGCATCGCGCAGCGGATGCGCACCAAGCGCGACAGCACGAGGGCGCAGGCATGACCACCTCGCCCGACCCCATCGTGGAGCGCGTGCGCGCCGAGCTGCTGGCCCGCAGCGTGGCCGGCCGCGCGAAGTACGGCGTGGGCCTGGACCGCAGCGACCTCTCGCGCCGGCAGTGGCTGCAGCACCTCAAGGAGGAGCTGCTCGACGCGGCGTGCTACGTCGAGAGGCTGATCGAGGAGACGCCGGAGTGAGCCTTTTTCGTTACGCCATTGCCATCGTGCTGCGGCTCACCCTGCGGCTGCCGCTGGCGCTGCTGGCTGGCGCTTTCCTTGGGCTCGGCGAGCTGTGC